TGGCGAGCTTATGCAAAGGTCTAACTTTGCTACTTCCACAGACGAGGCAACTCGAATGGGGAGACAGATGACAGGGGCCATGCTTCTAGTTGGTGGTTACACACTAGCTCAAATGAGACAAGGTGAGGTAGACTATGGTTCTTTTGTAACAGAGATGAACTCACAAGAGGACATGAAACCATACGTTGGTTCTGCTTTGGCACACCTCTACGCTGGGGATATGGCGTGGAGGGCTAACAACGGATTGCCTGTTAAGATTACAGGTGAAGATTTACAGGCTGTCTTTGGTGGTATCCCAGACCTTAGCTTTGACTTTGAATTTGGAGCAGGTATCTTGGAAGCGATAGGGGTAAACCCTACTACAGGTAAAGAGATGGTTGCCTCAACTGAAAGACTAGAAAAAGAGATTGGAAATATCGCTTCTACTTTCTTGATGCCAACCACTATTGCTAGGGATATCTACGGACAGTTTAACAACGAGTCAGCTGGCACTCCTTTCGTTAGAGACTTGGCTATATCAAGCCAGTTGTCTCCAAGAAAAGGTGAAGGGTCTGAGGGGATACTGGTAGGACAGGCAACACGTATGCTACCTGATGCTCCATTCCTGCAGTACACTCAATCCTTCGATGGTAGCTATGATATGCCGTACTACAAAATCACTAACCCAGTTAGGATTGGTTCTGTTGATCCTTTGCTGAAACAAATCAGTGGTGCTGCAGCTGAGCCACCCTTGACTGAGTTAGAAAGACAGATGAGTAGGTACAACCTAAAGGATTGGCAGCTATACAACACAAGGACTGTGCCTAATGCTGGACTAGACTTTGCAGTCAGAGCACACCTATCTCAGAACCTGTACAAAAGGTTTGAGAATTGGGCTAATAATGCTCCCGCCTTGAATACCAGTGATAAGACTTTCTACGAACTAACAGAGGAAGATAAGCCTGGAGAAGTTTTAGAGGCTTGGATCAAAAGAGAGATAACTGCGACAAAGAACGAGATAGAAGAACAGTTTGATCTCTTTGCTGCAAGGTCACCCGTTAAGGCTAGGGGTTACATCAGAAATATGTACAAGCTGAAGCGCAATGAGATTGGTGGTAAAGTTTTTGACCAAGTGGTTATCGACTTTGTTCCTGGATTTAATAATTCTCTGGAGTACCTACAAGACGCTGAGACTTTACAAGAAGAGACACAAAGACGAATGTTTATTCTTGGAAAGGTTAACAACTACGTCGAACCAGAACTAAGAGACTAAAAGAAAACCCCCAGTGAAAACTGGGGGCTTAGTTTATTTCCTGCTTTTAAGCATTCGTTCACTATACTTGAATGCTTCTTCTATGATCTCATCAGATCGTAAATACTTGCCAGATGCTAGCAACCCTGACAAGGCGCATCCAGCGAAGTAATCCCCACACGTCACAGGATACGATGGGGTATTAGTTATATCTTTTTTAATAAACTCTTGGGCTTCTTGCTCAAGGGTTTTCTTTTGAGGTGGTCTACCTCTGGGTCTCTTTGTCGGACTCGTTGACATCTCTTAGCCTCTCTAAGTACCAAGCAGCTTTCTCTAGGTCTTCTTGCCCATTTTTATAACGCCACCTGTGTAAGTATTTTGCTATGTTACCACGCAGGTAACCTATGTATTCTTCTGTTGATAAAAAGTCTTCGATGTATTCAATGCATTCAATCGTACCTTGACCGTAGTGTTGGGGTCTATCCACTGGGTGGAACTTTTCAGATTTCATTTGTATCCTACCAATTAAGTCTATTAATTCACCTGTACATTCGTAGCAGTTCTTATCATCATCTAAGAAGTTGCCACAGTTTGAGCAAACTACCATCACTTCACCACTTCGATTGAGTCGAGTTGATCGACAGTCATAGAGTAGTTATCCTTCTTGAAGACTAGTCCATTGTTCTCACACTTATCGCCAGCTTTAACGAAGTCTGCATCATCCAAGAACTTTAGTCTGTCATATGCACCAAGCACCCAAACACTTGTCAGGTCTTTCTTGATGTAGGTGAAGACGAAGAAGTCACACTGCTGCTTTCTGCTGTAAGCAAAGATGGTGCAGTTGAAGTGAGGCTTGGGGGGATAGTTACCAGCCTTAGTCTTCACATCAATGCGCTTACCGTTGAGCATGATGTCATAGTCGTAGGTGTTATGAAACTCACCGCCTATAACTTTCTGTGCTGCTAGTTCACCAAGGAATCCGTGAAGATTTCTTTCACCTTGCATCATAGAGTTCTTCAACTTGCCCATCTCATTTGCTTTGCGACGAGCTTCTAGAAGCATCTCATCTGTAATTGCTACCTCGATCATAAGCCTTCTTTCATAAATATCTTCACCCACTCAGCACATATGTCACTTCTTATAATGTCTTCCACTCCAAACTCTACGATTGGTATTGGAAGCATGTGCTTCTTAGCGAGGTGTATTACCTTTGACAGACCGTCAGCTTCCTTCAAGTCTGATTGCTGAACATCACCGTTCAGAACAATCTTACTGCCTTCTCCCACACGAGTCAACAACATCTTGAGTTCGTGGGCTGTGATGTTCTGGGTCTCATCCACGATGATGAATGCGTTATCAAAACTTCTGCCTCGCATGAGAGCAAGAGGTGCCATCTCGATGTTGCCATTCTTTATGGCGGTATCAACTACACCCTTCCCTAAATGTTTAGTCAGAACATCGAGGACAGGCAATGCCCAAGGATAAGTCTTTTCTTCTAAGGTTCCTGGTAGGAATCCTAAGTCTTTACCCACAGCTACATGCGGCCTAGTAATTACGATCTTGTCTATCTCTTTCAAGGTGTACAGATCAGAGGCGTAGGTCGCTGCTACATAAGTCTTACCTGTGCCAGCTGGCCCAAGGATAAACACTTGAGAGCTTTGCTTTAGGTGACCAAGTAACTCTTTCTGTTTGTCAGTCTTTGGTACAATCCCTGAGACCTTCTTGTTCTCTGAGTTCTTGTAGTTTGTTTTACGTCTAGTTCTCTTAGGTTTAGTTGGAAAGTCTGTTTCTACTTCCAGCATTAACCTTGCCCTCGACTAGGCTTGAACGATCTCTTCTTAGACTTGTTCATTGAAGAATATTTAATGCTACCCTTCTTGCCGCCTTGTGTTGTCTTCTTTGGGTTCGACTTTACGTACTTCATGCTCTCTCCATTTCAACTCATGTAAGAGTTTCTTCTGCTCGTATTCTGACATGATCATCCAATCTCTGATCTCATCAGTAGTTCTCCTGCACCCCACACAGTACCCATCATCAAGACGACAGACCTTCACGCAGGGTGAGGGGACGGTCCCTAAGGACCGCCTTCTGTTTCTACTCACACTGGCGCAACCCAGTAGCAGGATCGTAGTAACAAGCTCCACCTTCCTCGACGAAGTCTTGTGTATCCTCTACTTGTGGTTCCTCTGCTACATCCTCTGAGGTTGAGGCATTAAGGATACCGTAGCGTTTACCAGCTGCCCTAAACGTTGTGCAGCCAGATGCGCCACCATCATAAGCATCCATGTAAACTTTCTTAAAGTCTTCCCATGATACATTATCACCAACGTTACATGTCTTAGAACAAGCTGAGTCAACAAAGCGTGATGCCACGTTCAATACCCTCACGTGATCGAACACAGACAGTTCATCAGCAGTCTTACCCTTCACTTTAAATACACGGTAGCCGTAGTCTTCTACTCGTTCTGTCTTGGGTCCATCGAAGGTTTGGATAGTTCTGTCGTAGTAATGGGAGAAGACAGGCTCGATTCCAGAGGATACGTTGTCGGCTGACAAGCTGATAGTTCCTGTTGGTGCAACAGATAGAAGATGACTGTTACGAATACCGTACTTGCTAATGCTATCACGTATATTGTGAGGAAGAGACTTAGCAAAGTCAGATTCAAGATAAGCCTGAGTAAAGAGAGGAAACGGACCCTTCTCAATCGCAAGCTCAACTGATGTAAGATAACAAACATCTCTGATCACTCCCATAATTTCTTCAAGAGTTCTCAGGAATGTTTCACTTCCGTAGTCAAACCCTAGGGCTTCAATGGCATTAGCTACACCAGTAACACCCAAACCCATACGGCGTTTACTCTTAGCTTCTAGCTCTTGTTCTTTCAAAGGATAGGTGGCACGATCAACTACGTTATCCATTGCACGTACAACATGTGGGATGTCATTACGTAGTTGGTTCATGTTGAAGACATACTTGCCCTCATGATCCACAATGTACTTAGTCAAGTTGAAAGAACCTAGAAGACATGCACCATTGGGTGGTAGTGGTTGCTCACCACATGGGTTTGTTGCTGCAATCTTCTCTGCGTACCACAGGTTATTCTTCTTATTGATACGATCAATGAAGAGGATGCCTGGCTCAGCCCAGTCCCATGTGCTGCGTAGGATTTGATCCCATAGGGCAGTGGCACTAACAGTCTTATAGACACGCCCCTCAAACTTTAGATCGAAGTCTGTGTCATTCTTTACAGCTTTCATAAACTCATCAGTCACACCCACTGAGATGTTGAACTGTGTGAGTATGTCGCTGTTATTCTTTGCTGTGATAAACTCTTCGATGTCTGGATGATCAACACGAAGCACACCCATCTGTGCCCCACGGCGGTGACCAGCAGATGCTATCGTTTTACAAACAGCATCAAAGATACCCATGAAAGACAGAGGACCAGATGACTTGGAGTCCAACGACTTAATCATTGTGCCCCGTGGACGTAGAGTAGAGAAGTCATAACCAATACCACCACCAAGACGCATAGTCTCAGCAGCACGACGAGCAGCTTCCATTATACCACCCATGCTATCCTCGATAGTCATAGATACAAAACAGTTGTAAGGTGTTACACGACGAGGCGCACCCATAGCAGACTGAACACGACCAGCTGGCAGGAACCTCTGGTTGTACAAGATATTTCTAAAGTTATTGAAGTGTCCTTCCCCATCCTTCAATGCCTCAGCCACACGAGTCATAGCTTCCTTGAAGGTCTCGCCTTTGCTGCGGTACTTCATTGCATGAATCTCTTCTGAGATTCTGATCTCTGGGCCGTACTGTTCTTCTGTGTTGGGTATGCTCATCTGTTGTCTCCGCTTCCACGTAGTTTGTTTCGTTTCTGTCTGTCGTCTAATTTCTGGATGTTTAGTTCGAGGACTTCCTGAAGCCCACGCCCATAGATGTTAGCCAATGCTGTCGCATAGAAAACTACATCACCTAGTTCTTTCATGATCTCTTCGTTGTTGAAGCGGCTGCTGTCACGAATCAACTTCTTGATCTTTTCAGCAACCTCTCCAGCCTCACCAACAAGACCAAGGGTGTTCTCAACCAAGCGGTCATGCCCAGTTGTAAGAATCTTTTTCTCGACCCAACCTGAATACAGGTCAGCCCAATCTACTTCGTCGCTTGACTGGAAGTTTTCAAAGTAACCAAAGCCCTCTAGGTCATCCCCGCTGATCATTCTACGACCTCAGCGTCCTCGACTTTTTTCTCTTCAGAAGCTTTCTTGTCTTCCTCTTCAAGGATAAGACCAGCCAGTAAATTCACACGGGCCTCTAATACCTGAGCTGTATACTTCATACGATCAATCTCAGAACTAGCAAGGCTGATTTCTTGCATTACTTTCTGTTGTGTTTCATTGAAGTCATCCGTGTATAACTCACGGTCATTGATTGTAATCTTAGCCATTTGATACCTCACAGCTTACTAGTTTAACATCATCTATATCGTAGATCATATCCACGAATAGCTCTCTTATAACACGAAGAATCTCTTCGTCATCAACTTCTAAGAAGTTTGCTTCAGGGTCTACCTTGATATAAACTTTTACTTCAAACTCCATGAGAGCACCTAGTTATACGTCTAGGAAATTTCAAGTCAACACTATTCATTAATCCAATCCTTAGGTATTAGTTTA